CGTACTCTTTACACAAATCACACTAAACGCAAGAAGTTCACTGTTGTGTATCGTCGGGCAGAAGAGGTGTTGGACAAGAAACTGGTTGCCAAAATCCACCAAGTCAATAACGCTGTTATCATGCGCAAATTGTTGGTGGAATGTAAAGGAGTACCAGTTAGTATTCTTGTGGATAGTGCAGTATTATTCGTAGAGCAACGTGCTTTAGCACAGAAACGAATGAACGCCACTAGCGACGCCGCTGTAACCTTTTTGGAGGATAAGAACGCGTGGGTTTCTCCTGAGAAGCATGAAAACTGTGAAATAACGATGGATGATGATAAGTTAGCTAGTTGCCATGAAGGGGTGTACGACTTCACGAATGATGAAGAAGCAAAAGAGGCTCACAAGTTAGGATTGACTTGTGCTGCCAGAATACCGTACACGACCTCTCATAAGTATTATGAAGCTTACCATGATTTAATCCGTCCAAACTTCATGTATTGTGCTCTTAACAAACACGAGGAGAAATTGGCGCTGAAACGGGGTACGAAGCTTGACGGGACAGGATTGCACTTTACGACGTATGAAACTTGTGAAGAGACATGGCAAACAGTGGGAACGCATTTTGCGACTCAGGGAGCTGTTGCCAATCACAAGGACACAATGGAGTATGTGAAATCAACTCGGAGAGTGATTGAACCACGGACCAATGAAGTCGAGAAGCGTGAACGCTCGGGTGTCATTGGAAGACGCGTCCTGGAGTATCTGGAACAAGATCTTAAGGAGCTAGGTTTAGACACGAAACAGGAATTAGTTGACCTCGAAGCTAAGATCAGAATAGCTGATCCACAGTACAAGGGTGACCAATTCAATTCGGAAATCTACCTTGAAGATTTTGGGAAAGAGATGAGTATGTCACGAGCAGATCACAACTACAGTTATGTACGTTCGAAGATGATGTTGGCATATGCATTGGCGGACACGGATCGGGAAGGGGGAAGACTGCTGGATCACAAAGATGATTTAGAACAGTATATAGAAGAGATAGGAGCTAAGGTTAAAATGCGAATGCGGAACGCACAAGAGGATGCTGATGATTCTGGGTACTCAAAGAGTTACCTCGATGTTCAGATGAAGCCTCATGAAGTGCAGAAGTACAAGCAAGGAAGACTGAAGTTTGGCAGATTAGTAGTGTCAATTACTGGACAGGGTTGGGTTGATGCTAATCCCACCGTCTTTTATGATGACAAACATCTGTTGGAACACCCATTGGTGGTGACTCCTGTCGGGCGTGACAGTTTCTCGGTAAATTATCTTGGAACTACGCGGAACTATCAATACCCCTTTCCAAAAGCACAAACCCTGCGTAAACGATTTTACACGAGAGCAGTGTTGTCTGACACTGCATTAGACTCCCTCGGTGAAGTTGTGGCAGAGATGAAGAACCAAGTTGACGTCGACAAAGATTCGTATTGTTTTATCAATCACGGAGATGACATGTTGAGTTGTGAACAGATGGACGGTAAGATACGATGGACAGAAGGGGACATTGCTGGCAATGATGGTTGTCATGTTGATCCAACTTTTAGACAGTTATATCTTATGGACCGGTTCAGGGGAGAGGATGTCATAACAGCATATGCTCAGTTAGCTTATCCAGTAAGGTTTCAGAACCCGATGGCTGCTGAAGAGTTTATGTTCGCGCGTTACCGTCACGGAATGCGATTGATATCCGGGAGCGTGGCTACAACATATGCGAATTGTAATCGTTCGCTAGAAACAGGGTTTGCCCATGCTTTTTATGGTGGCAGTTTTACGGAGGCTGCCAGTAGGATCGGAGTAGATGTAACTTCGGTCACCGGCAAGATAACTGATGTCGGTTTCTTGTCAAAAATCTTCTACCACGGAGCAAATGGAGAGATGTGTGCCGCATTAGATCATGCGTCCATTCTCAGGAAATTTGGCCGAGTGGCGGGAGATGTTGGGGGTAGTCCAAAGGTGTCAACCATATCTCAGAGAATGGTGGACCACTCAATAGGAGTCGTCAAAGGGCACGTTGGAGAACCTAAGTCGTTATTGATTCGTTCCTTGAGGATGCGTTATAACGATAAGGGTGGTAGATTAGGTAGTGTCAAGCGAGCGTTTAAAGCTTTTCATCAATATACAGAGAGTGACTTAAACAGTCACGATGTGGGAGCCCTTCTTCATTACTATGGAGAGGAGGAGATGCAACAAGGGATCAGAGACTACTTAGTGTTGGTTAACCAGATTCGAAAGATGCAGCTCTATGGTTCAACTGTCTTTTCTAGATACGTTGACACGACCATGCGTGTACGTTACGCGATGGCACCTGCAGTTGTAGATGAGTAGACAGTAGACAATAATTAGCACACTTACAAAAGTTATTACAAAATCGTCATTTAAACATATATTATATTGT